TGAGTATATGAGTGGAGAAAATACTCATCGATCGAGGCTTGATCCTGAGCTAGTTGAGGAGTGCCGCCTATTTTGGTGATAGAGGCTGAGTTATAGACAAGCGTGTCATCTAAGCGCCAAACGGCGTTATAGTAAGTAATCTCGCTGCCATCATCGTTAAACACGACCGGCGGTAATGCTTGAGAGTCGATGCAATAGGCACGATCTCTCAGGGTTATAGATCCTCGAGCATCCATATAAATAGCGCCGTACTCTGAAATAGAGGCGGTTTGTAGAGCTGCCAAGGCCGTGCGTAGTGATCCCGGATCGTCTTGAAAAACTGTAGTTCCGTATTGGATCTCACGCATTGATGGAGGCCAAGCGATCTCGTCGAGGATAGCGTTTACACGCTCACCGGGTAAGTCACCTGCCTCGGCTAGAGTCACGTTTGTTATCTGACTGTTATTAAATAATCTAAAACCATCTACCGCGGTAATAGTCGTATACACGACATCGGTAGCCATTTTAGGAGTCGTAGTCGTATAGCTTGTAATAAAGCCGCTAAAAATAGGCCAGTCTGTACCGTTGTAAGTAGCCGTAATAGCTACTTTACGCATAGGAGTAAGTAAGCCGTAATAAGGGCTAGATGGATTTTGAGGGTTAAAGTCTCCATTTTGATCGACAATACGTAAAGTTAAGGTACCAGTCTGGAATATATCGGCCTGAGCGTTGCGACCTCTCATCGTTGTAACGCTATCTACGACATTGGATACATCGACGATTAAAGCCTCTGAGTCTGCAAGGACGTTAGTGCCCAATATGCCGTTATCTAAGATCATGGCCTGAGCAAAAGCGGGGCCCGTCGAAAAGTTAATAACCGCGTTAATGATGGGAGCGGTCATATGATGCTCGCCGTCGTGAGCGGATCACCATTACGATTTAATCCTTGGATCGTATCTTGGATTAATGTCGCTAACTCATCTTGAGATGCGATAACACCGGCATTGATGTTAATCGTGTAATCGCGATCAAAAGCCCCGCCTGTAGGTACCTCTGTATATGTCGGTAGTAAGCCCTCCGAGGCAAGGCTTTCTAACTCAGGCATAGAGCCAAGAGTTCCAGTGGCATCTAACTCAGCCGCTAAAGCATCTGCCAATTCTGTAAGAGCTGCGGAGGTTTCGCCTAGAGTCGCTGCCGCGTTAGCATCCTTTTCGGCTGCAACGGCATCGGCTAACTCTGATAAAGCTGCGGCAGACTCAGCGGCGATCTTAGAGGCCGACTCAGCGGCCGCCGCTGCCGCGGCAATAGCATCCCCTGTTGCTTTATCTAACTTACTTTTAGCAGCTACCGCATCATCTTGTGCCTTTTTAGCAGCTGCAATAGCAGCGGTCAGAGCCGGATCGACTCCGCCGGATGTGCTTAAAGCACCTGCCCCGGTTGATACGCTCCCGAGTGATTTAAGCGCAGCTATGTAACTCTGTAGATTAGCCATACGTTGAGCATCGGCGGCAGCTTGAGCATTTCTAACCGCATTAATGGCGTTTAATTCCTCAGACTGTACGAGCAAAATACTTGTCCTAGCAGCGCTTTCTGTTTTAGAAAGAGCGGCTAGTTTTTGTATCTGATTAAGTTGTATGCGTGTAGCCTCTTTGTAAGACTCCTCGGCGGCTAACTCGCCGGCCAAGATAATGCCAGCGTTATATTTCTTAAAGGCTGCCTCGCGCGCGATCTCTTTATCTTTCTCAGCCATCTCGCTATCATTGATAACCTTGAGTTCTGCCAATAGTCGAGCATTAAGAGCAAACAAAGTCTCATCGCTAATAGTCTTGATGCCAGCAAGCCGCTTTAGATCGTTAGACTCTTGTAATAACCCTAACTCTTTTAATTTAGATAAAGCCAAACTACCGTTTTCGTCCTCGATAGCCATCATGGCCTCAAGGCGTAGACGTGTCTCTTTGTCGTAAGTAGCCTTAAGAGCTGCGGCAATAGAAATACGGTTAGTATCAAACTCGGCAGCTGCCTTAGTTAATGAGATTTCGTTTTTCTTAGCGAGTTCAGCTTTTTTCTGTAAGGCTAATAATTCTTTTTGGCGCTTAATTGCCAGCTTATCCATCTTGGCCTTTTCGGCATTTGTACGCAGATTAGTAATATCCTGAGGTACGCCTTGAGGAAAACCGCCTTGGCGGCCTCTCACGATATCTACGTTTGTACGTAAAGCACCGATAGAAAATCTGCCTACATAATTTTTTAATCCTCTAAAAGCATTTTCTAAAACACCTGCACCCGGGATACTTGAGAATAAATCGCCTAGATCCTTGGCCAATACCGATACGTTAGTAATAAGCCCGGAGATGGAGTCCGCGGCACCATCGACTTTATCGATGAGTTTATCCATACCGCCGGATGATGTACTAAGAGCGGCTACGAGTGATTGGCCTATCTGCTCGCTAGCTTGCTCAGCTGCGATCTTAAGACGGTTGAGCGAGCCCTGATATGAGTCCGCCGCGTTTTTTGATTGACCGGCATATTGAGCAGCGATAAGCCGTTCAATTTCTAAATATGATTTACTTGATAGCTCGGCATTAGTTAGGCCTAGATTAAGTTGCTTAAGCCCCTTTACATTACCTACATATGCCTGACTTAGGATTTTTGTAGCTGAGGCTAAATCCATACCTGTACCGGCGCTAATATCAAGCGCGGTATTGAGCATCGATTGAGCCATAGTGGTAGAACGTGTAGTTTGTGCAAGCTGAATAAATGATGGTTGAAGCTGATCCCGATTTACGCCGGTCGCTCTCTCAACACTATCGATATAACCCTCAGCCTCAGCGGTAGCAAAATTAAAGCCAAGATTACGTAACGCGGTATCTAGGCGCTTGACCTCTGCGATCTGCTCGCCATAAGCGGCTACGGCTTTTTTAGAGTAACCCAAAAGGGCAGCGGCACTAAAGGTAACGCCAAGGGTACGACCTAAACCTTTAACGGTTTGATTAAACTTACCGATCTGATTAGCGCCCTTAGTAAGAGCTTTACCGTTCCACTCGGCTACCGCCGATACGATTAGATTAGGGATCGCCATTATGCAGCCAAACCGTATGTACTCATGCCATAACGGCCATTATTAAAATTATCGATAGTTTTCTCGATAGCTCTATATACCGCATCTTGAGCCTTACCCTCGTCCTCTTTCCACGCGCGGAAAATCATACGACCGCGTTCGGCTTGCTTATCACCATAAAGAGGACCGGAGCGGGCAATAAAGTGAGCGCCGGCGTTAGGGTTATTGGATCGGCTTCTAGGATCTCCGGCCGGGTTTTTACGACCCGAGGTTTCATAGATAGCACCGGCGGCAGACTTATTAGCTACAAAGTAAAGAGCTTGCCATCCGTTGCGGTTTTTCTTGCTTGGAGCCTGAGAGTAATAAATTCCCTTTTTGACTGTTTCGTAATCATAAAGCGGAAACATACGTACACGGCCCTCGGTGTTAAAAGTTCTAAACATAGAATTACGAGCCGTAATTGTTTTACCTACGGTGTTTTCGTTCCAGTTGTAAAGGTTATCCGGTTGAGGCGATGGAGCAAACCCACGAGCTTTATCGCGGATCGGTACCATCGCCGCACGTACCTCGGCGTTCATCTCTTTCAGCATTTCAGGATCAAGCCTACGGAGTGCCTTAACCGTTTCGCGTACGCCTTTTATTGCGACTGGCATTACGGGCCTCCTCAGCTTGCTCGTTTAACACTTTTATTAACATCTTAAACATTTCTGTATCAAGATCGAGTACCGCTTGAGGCGGGATCCCTAACCGAATTGATAGTTGAGCTATCAAATGAGTTACGGAGTCCCGCCCTAAGCTAAAGGTAGATCGTCTACTACCTCGACCTTAGCCAAGGTATCTAAAAACTCGGGACCGAACATTGGTACCGTTTGACCGGCTGACTTAAGGCACTCCCACGAAAGATAAAAGAGATCTGTCTGTTTTTCATCATCGCGAAAGGCTTTATGAAAACCTTTTTTAGCGTAGAGCTCAAAGGCGTACTCGATCCGTGGAGTAATCTGATGCTCAGATACCTCACCGGTAGCCCTTGTTATTTTGAGTCGTGCCATTTTTTGCCCCTTATCTATTTATCAGCTAGTAGTAACTACGATCGGTGAATTACATGTAAATGTAATGCTCTGAGTCGCGATATCTCCGACGGCGCCGTTAATATCTGTTGTATTGTTTACTAGAATTGTTGTACTGTACAAAGGATTATCTACTGCGACAGCTGAGCTAGTTTGCTTTAAAGTGATAGGTACAGTCGTACCCCACGCTGCTCTCAAAGTAGCGTTCACGTTAGAAGCTGCGGTATCGCTCAAAAAGTCTAGAGAGATTGTGCTTGTCTCTAATCCCTTTGTGTATTTACGTGATGAGTCACCCATCGCCGTAACCTCAAGCTCCTCGAATACACGGTTAATAGTTGCGCTAGTGACGTGGTCGCTCAGTGCTACCGAGTTAAGTGTGACCACGACACCATTGGATAGATAAACTGCCATTTGTTACTCCTCGTTTTTATCTGTAGATGTGTCTTTAGTTTTTGTTTCTTTTTTTGGTGCTTCTGTGATCTGCCCTATCTTGATAAGAAAGGCGATATCTTCATCGGTTAGGCTCATGCTTAACTCCAGCTCGTTAGTATTTGGACATCAAAAGATGCCGTTAAAAGTGAACCACTTGGTACATCTAATACCGTTGGTGCACTCATAGCGGCAACGTTCATTACGATAGATGAGGCGGCTAATTTATTAAATACCGCGACGGCTAACTCCTCGATACCTTGTAAGTTACCTTTATTATCAAACATAGGTACGGTCATAATAATCTTAAAATTAGCAAGCGGCGAAATAGTCGCGTATGTGTTATTACTTGGCGTAATGTAATTATCCGCCGGTGCAACGATAACGCTATTAGCCGTAATTGTAGCCGGTGGAAAACTGTACGTATTCCATACGTTCGCATTAGCTAAGGCCGCAGCTAGTGAGGCGCGTAAAGTTGTAATAGGTACGGTCATCGAGCTATCCGATCATCGCGTTAGGGTTCGTATATCCCGCGATAAGCCCGCGTATTTTCCCGATCATTGAATTACCCATACGGTAAGGGCTAGGGCTAAAACCATCGATGGATACGCCTCCGGTTTGGCTGACCTGCCGAGCTTGAAAAATGTCTACGGCTAAAATCATCGCAGCTTCGCGTACGGCCGGAGTAGTTGCGTAGCTATTTGTTTTTGTATCTGCTCCCACGGCTGAGCCGTAAGGGAGTACTCGCGTAAAATTAGCGTTAGCTGCGGTTTTAGCAAACTGTATAAAGCTATAACCATTAGGCCAATTAAAAGCCATATTATTAAATGCTATAGATGGAAATTGAGTAGTAGTGCCGGCCGTCCATGGGATCGTGCCGGTAACTGTATAAGTTCCGTTATAAGTTGAGCCGCATCCACTCAAGGTTATCGAGTCTCCGGTGCTAAATATCGCAGGGTTAGCGATCATTACGGTAGCGACGTTATTTTGTAACGCGGTACCTACGACCGGTGCGGAGTCAAACCATAAAAATTGGTTGAGTAAATCTTGAGCGGCTTGGCAACAGGTCTCGACGATATCCGACGAATAAAGGTTTTCAATCCCTAAATTCGCACGAAGCTCAGCCTCAGTTACATATGTAGCCGGCACGTTATTTACTCCTTACTTACTAGGGCCGGTACCCCTCAAAGGGCTAAGAGGGGTACCGACTATTAGTGGTTTATTTAGTTAAGGTTAAACTTAACAATACCCTTAGGCATTTTTGCGATAGTTGCCATGTAGCCGTAAATAGCTACCTGTACTTGTAGGTTTGATACTACGTTTACTGACATATACGCCGTAGGTGATTGGTAAACCGTAAAGGCCTCAGGTGCAAGGATTACGGCTGAGTCGTCGATCGTTGTAGTAGCTGTGAAATTCTTGTCCACGTATAGATCAAGCCCTAGTACGTTGCCGCGAATAGATCCCGGCTGCACAAGGCCTCCAGCGTTCATCGGCTGGCTAGCCGAATAAATTGGCCTGCCTGTTGTATCAGTAGCACCCATAAGTAGCTGCCATTGTGATCCGTTAGCGATGTAGTTATTAGCAAAATAGCCTGTAGCTTCGTAAACCTTACGAGCTGAGTCTGAGGCAAACTCGATAATACCTGATGAGTCCGCATCGCATCCTGAGCTATATTGACCAGCCGCGATAAGAGCAGCTAGTAC